TTTATCATCTTCCACGACTTGTGACCTAACATTTGACCTATCATGTGTAATTCAACCTTACCTGATTGAGCCAAACGTGTTGCACAAGTGTGCCTCAAGCAATGAATAACAAACTCTTTGTCGTCTTCAAGGTTCATTGCCTTACGCAAACGTCTCCAAGTATTCTCACAAGTCCAATACTTTAGGTGTGAAAACACAAGGTCGTTTCTTTCCGCTTTTATTAACAATTTAAGAACAATAGACTTTGCACGTTCTGTCAGTGGAATACCTCTAGGTTCACCATTCTTTGTGACACTAGCAGGTAAGTTAACAACATAGTTTCCGTTGTTGTTATGTACCATTAACTTCTTAATAGATAACGCTTCGCCTAGTCTCATACCTGTATCAATTAAGAACAAATAAAATTCCAAATAGTCAACCATATTCCACTCGGTTAACAATCTGATAATTTCTTGCTCTTCCATTGGTTCAAGGTATCGTTCTCTACCATTGTTTTCTGTCTGCCATTCAATATGAGGCATTCTATCAAGATGATAAATAGACTGTCTCTGATTAGCAAACCTTAACATCTTACTGATTGATGAAAGATAACGATTGATAGTAGCAGGAGCAAAACCCCTGTCTTCTAACGTGTCCACAAGGTTCTCAATGTGGCTATCGTTAACTTCAGTTACAAGCATTCCCTTACCAAGCATTTCAATAACTTTCTCGGCTCGTTTAGATTGCAACTTCTCCCAACCTTTAAGTGTTAATTTGCGGTGTATCTCCGTCAGCAACTTTAGATTTCGTTGTTGCATATATACCGCCTTTCATTGTTATTTAACCCAACTCAAAAGGGTACTGTGAACCCTCTTGCCTTTTGATGTAAGACGCACAAGTTTTCTACGTCTTTCCATTGGGTCTTCAAAAGTCTCTAATAGACCTATTCCAATCTTTTTGTGCCTGTTAATGTCTCCTAACTTGTAGACATTTCGTGACACTGAAGATTGAGCTATGTCTAATTCTTCACTTATCGTTTGCATGGCAACGCCGTCTCGTCCACCATGAATAGCTACAAAGAAAAACACAGCAACAGCCTGTGCCTCAATTTGTGTATCAAACTTTCGCATTTCTTCTATTATTTTTAATAGATTTAATCCGCTACTCATTTTCCTCCCTTTCTCTCTTTCTTGTCTTTACAAAACTATGTTAAGTTTTGTTAAATGTTAAGATAAGTAAAACCTATATTTTCCAAAATCTATTATAGTCTCAAACTTATCTTTACTCACTTTTAGATTACTCCAATTAGTATACTTTTCAATATACACTTTAAAAAGAATAAAATTCATATACATAATAATTACTCCTTGTAAAGTTTTTATGTGATTGTTTTGGGTGGTGCATTGTTTAAGTTACAAAACCAACCTTTTTGATTGCCTAAACTCATAGACGTACATTTAGTTGTTGCACTTAAATGATATTTAATATTAACCATTTGTTACTCCTTTCTTTTTGCTATTTTTTATAATAATTCTAAATAACCTATCCTGACACACATAGTATGTACAAGCGGTATTTATGCGTTATTAACATGCAAAATACGCCGTCTAGTCCATAGAAGGCGTTTCGGTTACTAAAACCTCGTCAGTTTTGCTTTTCTAGTCTTTTGCCGTACTCTTTAGTCCAATAGTTTAATTGAGCTAAAGCATAGGCAGGAGCATTTTTTATGTACTCTTTTTTTAATTGTTTAGCCTCTGGTGATTGGTCATACGTTTTTCTCTTTTCTTTAACATGTGGTCTTTGCCTATACTCTTTCATGTAGTCTTTTTTATCATGCGAATTGCATGTAAATAGTGTCATAGCCATTAGTCCTCCGTTGTTGATTTTTGTATCTCGTTTGTAAGTGTAATTATTGGAGGGTTGTTTCCTTCAATAACATTCTCTATTAACTGCACTGCCTTATAGGCGACCCTATGCGGAGTTAATTCATCATACTCTTTTAGTGACCTTGTTTTTACCAAAAATGATAGTACCTGTTTTTTGATTTTCCAATTCATCGTCTAGTCCTTTAGTTGGTTTCTTTTTGCTGAATATAGCGTCCCACCCCTCCTTATATTTCTTGGAGGGGATATGAACGCCGTCTCGTATTTTGTAAGATTTAAAGCCCATTAATTACCACTCCGCAGTTACATCAAAGCTAACCCTAATTAATCTGTCAGGTCTTCTCTCTGAAGCGTGTTTGATTTCTGAAATAATATCTATCAAATTTGAGTAGTCGTTTTCAAAAACGACTTTCATTGATTGAACCATAGGATTTTTAAAAGGAACAAATTTGTTTCCTTTGTATTTGCCTTTTTGTATATCTATTTCAGTTAGTTTTACGTTTTCCATGCTTAGATACATATTTTACTCCGTTGTTGATTGATTAAATAAAAACGCCGTCTAGTTTTAAGCCCAAACGGCGTTAATTTTTTAGTATTTCTTGAAGTATTTTTTTTGAAGATTTGCCAGTTTTTGCTCTGCTGACAATACCTCCATTTCAGAAAATACTTCTGTAAATATATGCTCTTGACTATCAAGCAAAGCCCTGCCCTGCTTGGTGTAGCCAATAGCATCTATTTTAGCTTCTTCGAGTTCACCCTCTATGATTTGACAACCTAGTCCAATCATCAAGTTCTATTAAACCCAACCTTCAGCTATAGCAACATGAAACAGTTTGAGCTTCTCTGTCCCTGTTGCCTTTGCGTATTTGTCAAAGTGCAATTTTTTGGCTACCTCGTCTTTAAACTTTGAGACAGCCTCCGCCCTTTGAATACGCTGAACACATTTTGCAATTTGCATGTGTGGTACTCCTATTGTTGATTGTTGATTAGTTGCACACTTGTAGGTCTACCCTTGACAAAACAATGGGTTTCTTTCCCCAACGTATGCAACAGACAGGCAGAGTAATTCCGCCTGTTTCGACTATAAAAGTCTCGTCAGTGTTGCTAATTGTTTATTATTATTTTAACACGTTCAAAGGGTCATACTTGACAATTAACCTAACCCTTTTTTCAATCTCATGCTCGTCAGTGAATAGCATGTGAAACTTATATAATATTTGTCTGATTAATAAGTTCATTAGTGACCGCCTTTTGTATATCCGTTGTTTAATCTGTCACGTTCTGCAAGTCTTTCATTTCTGAATTGTTGCTCTTTGTCCGCCTCTTCGTCTTTCCACTTTTGAAAATAAGTAGCTTTTAAATCTTCCTCAACTACTCCATTTGAGCCGTTAAGGTCTGCTAATTTGTACAGCCCTTGTTTTATCTTTTTTCTAGTTTCAGCAATACATTCATTAAGAAATTTATTTCTGTATTTGCCTGTTGTAACTGAATAATCCCAGTGCGAAGCGTCAAGTATTGTTTGACCTGCATTTGTGATTTTTGCAATTATTGTATTATATGATTGAAAGAATGAATTACCAAAATCATCATAAATTATATTTTGATTTGCAACTGGTCTTCCGCTTCTTTCACTATAGATTGGTCTTGTTTTCATAGTTATTAACTCCGTTGTTGATTGTTGATTGTTTCGGCGTTGCTCCGCCTCGTCAGTGCAATAAGTAATTGCAGACAACCGCTTTGCTAGGCTGAGAGTGTTAACGCTAACTCTATTCGTAATCTAGCAGACTGGACTAATTAAGGCTTTTAACCCCCACACACCTTAGAGACTTACTTGCCCAGATTAACCAACTCGCAATGGTCATGCCTGTGTGTGGCAGATGATTTTTGTATGTAGATAAAAACCAGTAAAAATAAGTATTAAAAACCTTGTATACTATCCGTAGATGGATTGCAACATATAAAAACAAAAAAAGGTCTAACTGAGTCAACTTGACTCAATTATGCTCTATTAGTGTTGATAAATAATAATAATAACACTTACTGTATTTTATGGGAGTTTATAGGAAATAATAGGAATTTATAGGAGTATAAACTATTGTTATGTGTGGATAGTTATTCTTTTAATGTAATTCCACAAGGGAAATGAAACTCAAAAGATTTGTTTGTCTTCATGTTGTCTTTCTTTGTCTGTTGTTTCTTTTGTCTGTAGTTCTTGTTGGTTCTTTGTTTGTAGAGTTTTCCTGCGTCTGTCTTTAACCAGTCTTTCCTTGTTATCATTAGTAATGAATGTATCCTTTGTTCTCTGTTGGTTGTCCTTTGGTTTATACTTAATGAGATACTTAAAGAGATACACATAGTATTATCTTTTCTTTGCTCTCATCTAATAGTGTAACTTTAGTGATTGTAATTCCTTTGACCTCTGCCCTGCGTTGACCTTCAAACGTGTCTGTGCGTGGCTCTGTGTGGCTTCTGTGGTGGTGCTTGGCGTATGCTTGGCGTATGCTTGGCGTGATACTTAAAGAGAGCAACGCACACGCCCACACACGCAACGCAAAAAAACAGACTATCTCACACACACGCAAAAATAAAAAAAGCACCCCCACCCACAGGCACACGCAAAGGACATGCTATCCTTATATAGTAAAAAACCCCTTTAATGCCTTGTTTTCTGGTTCTTTTGTGCAGTTCTACAGGTTTGGCATGGGGGAAACTCTGTCTCTGTGTATATCATATACCCCCTCATAATTTTTTATGAAATATTTGCCATGCGTTCTGCCATTCGATTAGCACGATTAGGCGTTTGTTTAGCCCATCTGCTATCTAGCATCTCCACACTAGCTTGTTTGTAGTCCCCATCTTGTAATGCTTTAAGCATACCCTTAAAC